ATATCGGCGTAGCGTTCCGGGTCGATGGCCCGGAGCGTGATGATAAAATCGAATCCGAACAGCTTCGAGAGCCGTTCCATCTTCACCTTCTTTTCAGGCCGTTCGGCCAGCTTGTTCACTACATCTGCTTTCAGCAGTCGGTCTACCATATTCATGTGCTTGTTCTCCTTATGCTAAATCCAAGAGGTCCCAGTCCGAGAAGGTGAAGCTGTAGCTTTCTTCGCCCATCTTGTCCACTTCCCAGTCGGCCAGGATCAGGCTGTCAAAGGTCGCATCCTTGATGACGATGCGTTCGCTGCCAATAGCGTCCTTATCGTCAAGGACAGATACGATGGTCACGACGGTCTGCTTGCCCGCCTTGATGTTGTCGTTCATCTTCTTGATCATGTAGCTCGAGACTTTATGGAGCTTCAGCTGCCCTTTGCAGTCATAGCCCGTGACCTTGTAGCCCTTGCCGACATGGCGGAGCATCTTCACTTCTTCCTTGGTCAGGGTGACCTCGGCCTTGAAAGCTGTGGCTTCGGCCATGAGGTCGCCGTCGATATAGAGGTCGGCATATTTGCCGTTCATCACCCGTTTGGCTTCCATGCTGTTCACTGTACTTCACCTCCTCAGATATTGACGGCAATCGTGACATCTTCCATGGCATCCAGGAGGGAAGCATCTACGGCGATAAAGACATTGCTGCCGATATTGGCCAGCTTGATGTCCATTTCCGACATGTCTGCCAGTTCCTCTTTCGTATACTTGCCATTGGATTCCAGCCAAATCTTCGTGGATTCCACATCAATATAAGCCGTATTCTGCCCCTGCTCCAGCAGGCCCTCCTGAGCCAGCTGGTCAAGATACCCCTGGATAGCCGTCACCAGGAGGCATCGGTTGGCATAGCTATTGGCATACTTGCCAAGGTAATGGTCCTGGGCTGTGGTGCGGATATCGTCATACATCATGTCCATTAAATCGACGAGCTTGATTTTCTGGAACGATACGCCTTTCCCTTGGACTGTCGTGACCAGGGAGTTGATGCCGCGGCCCAGCTTGACCTTTTCCCCGTCAAAGAAGAAGAACAGCTTACCGGCATCCGTCATGGTATCCATTTCTTCCTTCGTCCAGACGTCGCAGCCAATGACTTCCGGCAGCGGCGCATACGTACAGGCAATGGTCATCGGCGTTCCTGCGATGATACCCGCGATGCGCCCGCAGTACTGGGCCGTCGTGTAGGTCTTCGTTTTCGTGCGGATGACTTGATTGACGAAGTTAATGACTCCTTCCGTATCCGCTGTGCAGTCCGGCAGGACGGCCTTGATGCGCTTATTCTTATTCGTCCGCATCCCCTTGATCCAGGTCGCGATGGTGTCGATGTGGTTTTCTTCGATGTCCGGGATGACCAGGTAATCGAAGCGCTTGTTCTCGATGGCCTTGAGGACATCGGTATAATCTTCTGCATCCTTGCTGATGATTTCGGCGATGACCTTCTTCGGACTGTTCACGTAGCCGCGAAGGGTCAGTTCCAGCTGCTCACGGTTGCTGTCTGAGAGTTCTTTGGGAATGTCATCTGCCGTATACAGGTTCACTTCCGTCTGGGACGGCAGTGTCTCTTCTTTCAGAATCAGAAGGACAATACCGCGTTCGCTGCGTTCGACGGCACTGATGCCTTTTTCTTTGAACGCGATATTGATGGATGGCATTTTCATGGGTTACGTCTCCTTTCCCTGGTACCGCTGATGCAATACCTTCATGATTTCTGCCGTTTCTTCTTTTTCCCGGACGTCATAGTACTGGAAGGTCAGCGTCAGACGCCCGCCGTCATTGTCCGTCCCCATCAGCTCCTCACTCATAGACACGACAGGGAGATAACGGTTGCCGACTTTCAGTCCGTCCCGGAATAAATTTTCCGCAGCAAAAAGCACGGCGTAGATGGCCGTGCTTTTTTCCTGCTTCTTCGGCAGATACGTAATGTAGAGGTCCGTATCCCGGTAGACCTCGTTTTCTTTCTGCGGCGTCGCTACCGTCATTGTCTTCAGGAAGAAGGCCGGCGGCGCAAAGCCTTCCTTGACTTCCTGCAGGTAGACGGGATACGGGAACCGCTCTTTGAATTTCTGCTGCACCGCCTGCAGAATATCGAGATCATGGATCATGTGCCGCCTGCTTTCTTGAGGAGCTTCTTCGTGAGTCTCTCCAGCCCCGACTGCAAGTCGCTGGCTTCGAACTGCTTGACGGATTTCTCCGTATAGTGCTGGCCTTCATAATAGCCAACGGTCCTGCCGCCCGGCGTTTTCTTGACATGGCCGTTATTCAAGAGGTGATGGACCGGATGCCTGTTGACCAGTTCATAGGTCAGCTCCGAGCCGTTATACCCTTCCACCTTATGCTTCCAGCCTTTCTTCAGCTTGCCCGTGCTGCCTTCCGGCGTGTTTTTTACGCACTCCTTCTTGAGCTTGTTGCCAAGCGTCACCAGGCCCTTCTCGGCAGTGCCGGGAAACTCTTCAATAGCAGAAAACAGTTTTTCTGAAAGGTCATCCAATCCTTTGACCTCAAAGTCACTTCCGCTCATTGCCCGTCCCCCTCACTTCTTCCGTGCAGTACAGTTCCAGTGCTTCATGGCGCATGTACGGGTCGACGATGGTGTCGATGTCGTAGAAGTGATCCTGATACTTCACCTTCATATCGTGGGTGACGCCCGGACGCCAGCGGATAGTGATTTTGCTGTACTCCGTGTCCGTTTTGCGTTCCATCTCATAGAACACTTTGCCCCGGGCAGGCTCGATGGATGCCCAGCAGCGGTACACTACGACGTCGGCCTGAGTATCGAAACCATATTCATCCGTCACGGCCTGCTTTCCCAGAATCTCAATCCGTTTGTTCAAAAGCCCCGTCTTCATGGGCATCCCCCCTTTTCAAAACCAGCTCCGCCGGACCCCGAAAAGAAGCCAGCGCAGCCGCTTCAGAAGGCCAGCGTAGTCCGCTTCCTCCCGGTGTTCATACAAAAAAGCGGCGGCATAGAGGATGGCTTCATGGAACACGACGGGATTCTCTTCGGCATCCGCTTCCTCGCAGCGGGCCAGGTCCAGGCACAGAGCCTGGGCCGTTTCCAGGGAAGACTGGATGACGTCATCATTACTCGTGTCATCTTCATCAACCCGCAGATATTCCCTGGCTTCTTCCAGCGTCACAATCATGGCTTATCCCTTCGCTTTCATCTCCAGGGCCTTGACCGCTTCCTTGAGCATCAGCATGCCATCGACGCGCTGGCTGGCAAGGAAGCCGATCTGGCCGTTGGCAGCATACAATTCGTTGAGCCGCTTGAAGGAGCGGTATTCCCTATCGGCAATCCAGTAGTAGCTGAAGTCCCCGAAGAGCATGGGACGGCTGCCCGCCGCCAGTTCCGGTGCAAAGGAAGTGCAGTAGCAGGGACGGTTCAGGATAGTATCCGGCATACCGGCCGTGACAGACGGCTGCCAGATGTAGTTGCCGTTGTTGTCTTTGATTTTGCGCAAGGCCTTGATGGTCGCATCGTTCAGGAGCCATACGGCCTTGCGGCGGTACGGGATGCGCAGGGAGTGATACAGGTCGATGACATCATCAAAGGTGATGGATGTGCCATTGGCTGTCACGCCCAGCTCCGCGGACGGGAACACGCCAGTCGGCTTGTTCTTCCCGTCACCGGTGAGGAAGGCTTCTTCTTCCTTCGTGCCAATACGACGGGCAAATTCACCGGCGATATAGCTTTCCAGGTCGAAAGCGCTGTCGTTCAGGAGTTCTTCCGACACACGGATAGCCGTCCCCAGCTTGTACGCCCCGATGGACTGCTGGCCGAAGGTATCCTGGCTGTCCGGGTAGAGGCCGTTCTCTTCCATCCAGGACGCTTCGCCATGACCCGTCACGATGGGAATCTTGCGGTCGCCGCTGGTATGGATGACCGTCGCCAGGCCGCGGAAGAAGTTCTCTTCCTGGAGCTTATCGATGAGCTGGTGTTCGAATTCGTCCGGTACCAGATAGCCACCATCAGCATCGGTGCCTGCACTCAGGGCGTTCTGTACATCGATGAAGTTCTTATGGCGGATGCTGTCCCAGAAGGCCTTACGGTAAGTATCGGACGCACGGCCTTTCTTTTCCACTCCGCCCTGGCCTGCACCAGGGAATTCCGTAATCGGTGTAGTAGTGGGCTGGGCAAGCTGGGCGTCGAGCTGCTGCTGGCGTTCCAGGCGGTCGATTTCCTTGCCGAGATTTACTACATCCGCTTCCATCTTGTCGTAGCGAGCCGCATCTTCTGCAGAGACCATGCCGTTCTCATCACGGACGGTATCCAGAAAATTCTTGGCGGCATCCCACAGATTCTTGCGTTTCTCACGCAGTGCTAAAATCGTATCCATTGTTGTCCTCCTTAATGAATGAGCAATGCCAGCCGGTTCTCCAGGGAAGCGGCTGGCACTTTATTGACAGGTTCATGTGGTTTCAGTTTTTGTACGAAGGAACTGGTGACGGTGGCCGGGCTGTAGAGCATGGCTTCCGGCTGTTCTTCATTTCCCTTCTTCTGGTCGAACAGGATTTCATCGGCAAAGCCAAGTTCTACCGCCTTCTTCGCGTTGAGCCAGGTCTCGTCATCCATCATGTGCGAAATCTTCGTGCGGGCCAGGCCGCTCTTGATTTCGTAAGCGTTGATGATGCTCTCCTTGACTTCGCTCAGCATGCCGATGGTTTTTTCCATCTCTGCCTGGTCGCCATAAGCCAGGGTCGCCGGATTATGGATCATCAGCATGGCCACTGGCGACATACAGACCTTGGTTCCGGCCATGGCGATGACAGAGGCCGCCGAAGCAGCCAGTCCGTCAATCTTGACGGTGACGTTCCCCGGATAATCCATGAGCATGTTATAGATCTGGGCAGCGGCAAAGCAGTCACCGCCCGGACTGTTGATCCAGAGGGTGATATCGCCGCTGCCCGCATTCAGTTCTTCCTTGAACGCCTTCGGCGTCACCTCATCGCCCCACCAGGTCTCGTCCGAGATCTGGCCGTCCAGGTACAGTGTCCGTTCACTACCGAAGGCATCGGGGGCCGCATTGGTCACCCACTTCCAAAATTTATGTTTCATTCGTTTCTCCCTTCCGGGCAAAGACCCCGGCATCCTTAAGCTTGGTCATGCTGCCGTTCACCAGGTACAGATTACCGCCTTCCTCATCGGGGACGGGATTCATGTCTTCCATCTCCCGGATATCGTTGGCGGACAGCCAGCCGTTCTGTCGGCCGATGCTGTACCCGGTCATGCGGCTCTCGTAGTCGCCGCGCATGAGGCCGTTCACGTTGAACTTGAGGAAATACTGTTTCTTCTCTTCCGGCAGGAACAGGGCTTTCTGCATAGCCTGTTCCCAGCGGATGACCCATGGATCCAGCGTGTACTTCACAAATTCCATGGACTGCTGCTCAATATTATTGAAGGAACTTTTCTCCAGGTCGCCAATCATGTGTGGCGGGATGCGGTAGAGCCGGGCAATCTCATCGAGCTGGAACTTCCGTGTTTCCAGGAACTGTGCTTCTTCCGGCGGGATGCCGATCTGCTGGTACTTCATGCCTTCTTCCAGCACAGCCACCTTGTGGGCATTGCCCGTCCCCCGGTAGACGGCATTCCACGAATCCCGGACTTTGGCCGGATCCTTCAGAACGCCTGGATGTTCCAGCACCCCGCTGGGGCTGGCCCCGTTCGCAAAGAAAGAGGCACCGTATTCCTCGCAGGCCATGGTCATGCCCACGGCATTGCGGGCCATGGCAATCGGCGAATAACCGACCAGGCCGTCAAACCCAAGGCCGGGGATATGCAGCACTTCTTCCTTCTGCAGGGCCACCTGCCCATACGGCTTGATGTTCGGATTCTCATCTCCCGTCTTGGTATACAGATAAAAAATCTTTCCCCGGTCATCCCGGCAGACGGTCATCTTGTCCGGCCTGAGCGGGTATAGTCCCTGTACCCGCCCTAATCGGTCGCGGATGATCTGGGCGTAAGCATTGCCCCAGATGAGCAGGTGGCTCATGAGCGTTTCCCGGAAGATAAACGAAGTCATCTCCGGATTCGGCTCATCATGGAGCAGATGGTACAGCGGATGGTCATAGACCCGCTCCTTGCCGCCAGGCGTGTAACGGTACAGCTGGAGCGGCAAGGCCGCCAGAGTTTCCGCCAGGATGCGGACGCAGGCATACACTGCCGTCGTCTGCATAGCCGTGAACTCGTTCACCGTCTTGCCACTGGCAGAGGGGCCGAACAGATAACGGAAATCCGTGCCGATATAATAGTTCTGAGGCTTGTCCCGGGTACGGAACAGGCTGGATAAAAAGGGGATTCTCATAAAATACCTCCAAAAACGGGCACAAAAAAGCACCTGCCATTTTTGCAGATGTCTTTAAAATGCAATAACACCTCGTTCGTCATAGACACTGCCACTGCCAGTCCCGTTGCGGATGCAGCGGTCTAGTGCCATGATGGACGCCACGATTCCGTCAATCTTTTCGACGGATTTTTCTTTGTCCGGCTTGATGTTCCCCGCAGGATCTTGGCGCATGACGACGTTGCTGGCCATCCATTTGAGAACGGGATTGCCGCCATGGATGATGTTCCCTTCCATCAGGAGCTTGAACAGCTCCTTCGACGGCGGCGACATATCCTTGAACCCCTGGCCGAAAGGCACCATGGTGAAGCCCATATCTTCCAGGTTCTGCACCATCTGGGTGGCGTTCCAGCGGTCATAGGCGATTTCCCGTATGTGGTACGTTTCCCCCAGGCGTTCGATAAACTTCTCGATGAAGCCGTAATGGATGACGTTCCCTTCCGTCGTCTGGATGAAGCCCTGCTTCTGCCAGATGTCGTAGAGAACATGGTCCCGGCGGCACCGCAGTTCCAGCGTGTCTTCTGGCAACCAGAAGAAAGGCATCAGGATGTATTTCTCATCATCGCTCCGTGGCGGGAAAGCCAGTACCAGGGCCGTGATATCCGATGTACTGGACAAGTCCAGCCCGCCGTAGCACATCCGTCCCCGCAGGGAATCCAGGTCAATGGGAAGGCTCCCCTTGTCGTAGACCTGTTCTGGTATCCAGCGGATGCTGGCCGAAGTCCAGATATTGAGCCGAAGCTGCTTAAAGACATTCTCTTCCGCCGGATTTTCGACGGCATTCCGATAGGCTTCCCGGACGCGGTCAATCTGTATGGTATGACCCAGGGACGGGTTCGCCTTGTACCAGTTTGCTTCATCCGTCCAGTCTTCCTCATGTTCCAGGCCATAGACCACGGGGTAAAAGGTGGAATCTTTCTTCCGGCCCGCCATCAAGTCCAGGGCCTTTGTGTGCAGTTCATAGCAGATGCTGTTCTTGTCGTTGCCTGCCGTGGTGATGATGAAGAAGAGCGGCTGCTCCCGGGCATCGCCGGAGCCCTTGGTCAGGACATCATAGAGCTTGCGGTTCGGCTGGGCGTGGATTTCGTCAAAGACCAGGCCCGACACATTGAGTCCGTGTTTGGTCCCGGTTTCCGCCGACAGCACTTGGTAGAACCCGGCGTTGCGATAATTGATGATGCGCTTGCCCGCCGTCCGTATCTTGGAGCGGCGCATCAGGGCCGGACTCATCTCGACCATCTGCCGTGCCACATCAAAGACAATGGAAGCCTGGTTGCGGTCACAGGCCGCACCATACACTTCGGCACTCGGCTCGTTATCGGCATAAAGAAGGTACAGGGCGATGGCTGCAGCCAGCTCGCTTTTCCCGTTCTTCTTTGGAATCTCTATATAGGCCGTCAGGAACTGCCGTTTCCCGTTTTCCTTGACGATGCCGAAGAGATCACGCACAATCTGTTCCTGCCACGGCAGGAGCAAGAACGGCTGCCCGGCCCATTTGCCTTTGGTATGACAGAGATGCTCGATGAAGGCAACCGCTCTGTCGGCCTTGTCCTTGTCGTAATGGGAATCCGGCAGCATGAACGCTGACGGCTTATATACAAATGCCAAACTTGTCACCCCCTTAACAGCAGTTCCATTTCATCCGTTTCTTTTTCTGCCCCGTTCTCTTCCCCAATCATGCGGCTCCGGGCTGACGGGGTCAGGCCAAACTGCTCACAGAATTTCAGCATGATCTTGAGGTTCGTCTGGGCAATTGATACCTGCGGTACCTGCTGCAGGTAGCCGTTCGGCGTCCGCACCATATCCCCATGCTGGGTGATGAACTCTTCCGCTCCTTTCCATCGGGCATATGCCTGGCAGTACCCGGCAAAGGCCATCATATCCAGATTGGTCAGCATCCCCATCTCAGCGAGGACTTTCCCCAGCCGCTTCCATTCTTTCTTGGCATCGTATTCCAGCCAGTCCGGGCAGCGAGGGAGCCGTCCCTTTGGCATGGGTTCCTTCTTATTGAGGGGACGATGGCCGGGATTGCCTTCCAGCACCTTGAGCGCCGTCGGCTTCGGTTTTCTTCCTCGTACAGCCAATGGCGCTCACCTCCCAATAAAAAAGCCCTTGCGGGCTGTACGACAGAGGGGACCGCATCTGCGTTCCCCTCTGGTTCTCTTTTTTAATTCTTCATGACCCATTCGATGGCGTGGCCATTGTCTTCGAACAGTTCGACGCTGACTGCCTATCCGATATTTATGCATCTTATTCGATGACTTCCCATTCATCAGCTCCGGGTATCAGCCCAAGACTGCTGCCTGTATCCCACTGTACATGGATGGTCCCAGCATCATCGACGAACTGGACGGTGCCTTCAGTTCCCTTGGGCGGAGCCTGCCTGTCATCCATGGCGATAAGCCGGAGCCGCGTTCCTTCCATCCGTTCCCGGCTGTGCCGCAGGCCGACCCGCAGGATAGACAGGTCGAAACCGAACCTGCGGTAATCCCGCTCCATGTTCTGATAATACCAGTCCTCCGGAATACCGAACCGCCGGTCTTCGTGCATGATGTACACAAGGCCGCTGAGGATGCCATCATCTGTTTCCACATCCACTTCTTTTTTATAATAGAACCGCGGGAAGCCTTCATAGGCATCGAGCCGCCGTTCATCCGCCGGAGAAATGCGCCAGAAAACAACCGGCACGAAGGCATCCGCCTTCTTCTCGATCGTGGCGTAACATCCTGTCAAGGAACCTTTGAAGAGGAGTTCATAGCCCCGGATTCGGCCCGTCCCTGAAAGAACGGCGTCAGGACACCGTCTTGCCATCTGTACTTCACTCATGTTGCTACCGTAGGCAATGTAGATTCTTTGTTTCATCGCTCTCATCCTTTCTGAAGGGATTGCCCTTCTACCACCCCAAGGGCAGCTGAAGCTGCCCGTAAGGCTATCCCCTTCAAGCGGCGGCATTGCGCCATGCGGAATTGCCTGTGAGGTGTTTCAGGAAGTGGAGCCGGCAGGTCTTGAACTCGTCACCGATGAGTCCGAGCCGGAGCATCCAGCACCGGAAAGCGTATTTCTCATTGTCCGTTTCGGTCTTTCGGGCCGAGGCTTTCTTCTGGGCCAGGGCCTGATGAGCGACGGCCAGGCAGAACTGAATGTATGCCTTTATTTCCCCAGCGTGGAGTGTCCCGTTGAAAAGCCGGAACTCGACGGTCCCTTTGGTGAAGGTGGCATGCAGGTTCAGCCCGTGGTAGCGGGTGCTGTTGTAATGATGGTTCCGTCCGTAGGGTGCTTCCTGATAC